AATCAGTTCATAGTTTTGAGTCATTGAATTACTCTCCCCGTGCAGCCTTACGACGGTCCTCTCTGATTTTGAAATACAGGTTAGTCAGATATGTCAGCAGCCCAAACAGCAGACTCCCCAGCACGCCTATTGCCGCCCACTGAGACGGGGAAACCCTGTCCAGCAACTGCAGGAACCAGTAGCCCGTTCCCACCGCTGACGTGGTGTATGACACACCTGTTGTGATTTTTTCCATCTGGTACATACCCCGTCTCCCGTTATCCGGAAGCTGACAACAATAAAAAAAGCCACCAGTTAAGTACTGATGGCTCTGATAACTCATGCAGGCATCTCAGACGACCCACTGACACTACCGGTGAGTTTAACGATACCTTCCATTTGACTGGCTCACTTTTTATGATGATGCCGGTGCATTTATCTCCAGCACCAGACTTTCTATCTCAACGCCATACGCTGCATTTTTGGTAATATCCGTCAGCGTCAGCGCATTCAGCCCCAGTGTCAGACTGTCTTTTATGACCTGGAATGCCGGGCCAGCCACTCCATTCAGTTTCGGAGTAACCGTGGCACTGCCGGCGGTGAACACCAGCTCCAGCGTCTGCCAGTCGTTACTGTAATTCCCGAACTCGCCCAACTTTGTGTTTCCTGCTTTCTTGTGATGCATCAGATTCAGTTTGCCGTCTGTGGTCTGGGTGAAGAACGACATCAGGAACGGGTTACCAGTCCCGGTCATCGCCACGACGTCAGGTAACGCTACATCGGTATACAGATAAATTCCCAGGCCGAACTGGTTGTTGGTCAGTGCGCCTGACAGTCGAAACTTACAGCTCAGTCTGCCACCCCGTGTCAGCAGGGAGACTGCGTCATCCACCGGATGCATCAGGGACCAGGTTTTATTGCTCTGCTTGGCGATCTTAAATACACCACCCGACAACTGAATTCCGCCGTCCTTAATGGTCCAGCCCTGCGCAGCAGCCTCTCCGGCTGTCGGCAACAGGGAGATTGTGCGTACGGATGCATCTTCAGACGGCCCCGATGGCGTGTTGCCGCCGGGCGAGGGTTTGATTTCCGGTGCCTTACCACTGATGAAAGCTGAGGTGCGCCCGGCTGCGTTCAGAATAGCGGTTGCCATACGATCCGGAATAATGCTCCTGCGCGCCCATGAACTGAAATGTGTCGGGCGGTTTGATGATACCTGGTTTCCATTCGTTCTCGATGCCGCACCGTAATATCCTGATGCCGGAATATCCGGATCTTCTGCCGGTGCGTTAGTGGCGGTATTGACGCCGTTACCGTCTGTCATGAAGGGCACAAAATAAACGCCCTCACTCTCCCTGTTTTTATACCCGCCGTACACGGTGTCGTACTGGGTAGCGTATGTATTTTTCCAGTAATACGTCGTGTCACCACAAATCCACGGCACATTTACAGCACTACCACCATGACACTGCGCGTTAAACACAGTGAGGTCAGCACGAAACTGCTTCAGCATGGCTGTAAACAGCGCAGGTTGCTGTGCGTAGGTGGCGGCGTTCATGTCAAACTCTCCCTGCATCCAGCACACCGCCAGCAACACATTTTTCGGGTTCTTCTGTAATGCAGCTTTAGTGCGCGCAATCAGGTCCTGATATAACGGTTTACCCACACCCCAGCGTGCCGAATCCTGGCTGGCCCCCGCGTCCGCACTGAATGTCCCCTCCGCGCCCTTGGTGAATGCCGAACCACCACGACAGCATGGTACCAGCAGGATCCCCGCGTTATTCGGGATATACGGGAGCAGTTTTTTGGCAATATGTAAGCCCTGGCCGACACAGCCGTACTGCCCTTTGCTCAGGTCTGCCTTCGGATGATTCAGCGTACTCATATCCTGCACATCATGCAGGCAGTGGTCGGCCGGAATAATATCGTTATATCTGCAGGCAGCCCCACCCGGCGTCACTGTACTGCGGCGCGCCAGCTGTTTAATGCGCGGATCCGGAGCATCGTATGAATCCGGCAGCGGAAGCCCTTCACCGTAAGCCATGGCATTGGACTGCCCGGCCAGTACGATGACGTAGTACCAATCCGGCTCAGTTGCACCACTGACCACCACATCACCTTCTGCTGTAATCGCCTGCATCAGAGTATAAGGGGTTATGGCCACCGGACTACCAAACGGCTGCCAGCCCTCTTTCAGTTTATGTGTCAGCTTTTCCGCAAGGTCTGACGGCGACGCCGCCCTGACAACATCATAGTGTTTAAATGCCATGAATCCTCCCGGCCGGGATAATATTGTGAGTAAAATGAGGAGCGGGCTGAAGTCCGGAAGTTACAGGACAATGGCAGAAGAGAGACAATAGCCCGCAATACGAAAAAGGCCGCGCTATTGCGCAGAGTGATTACTGTCGGATATTATTCGCCAGCTGAAATATTACTTCACGTTTTGTTGTTTATTCCTTGCCGCCCGCGTCTCCCTGCGCGGGATTTTTTTGTCCATAAGAAAGCCCCTCCGGAGAGGGGCTGGAGAGTGGCGCTATGTGCCATTGCATGGTGCCGGGTGCCTCCCGGTGAATTCAGTACCAGCACCTGAATCCGCGATTATCCCATATACCTACTCGCTGATTGCCCCTCCGCACAGGGGGATTCACCATGCCAGTTTCTTTTAACAAACTCCCCGCAAAACAGACAACTGTCAACCGTCTGAATTGTGAGACATTTAAAAAAAAGGCCCGCAAAAGCGAGCCAGGGAAAATAAGTGTGGCGCGTTGTACTGGATTCGAACCAGTGACCGATTGCTTAGAAGGCAATTGCTCTGTCCGGCTGAGCTAACAACGCAGGGTACAGATAATGGACCGCCATCGAGGACTCGAACCCCGCGCAACCAGCTTCGAAGGCTGGCGCTCTATCCTGATGAGCTAATGGCGGTATGTGATGGTGGCCCTTGCTGGATTTGAACCAGCGACCTGGCGATTATGAGTCGCTCGCTCTCACCACTGAGCTAAAGGGCCGCGCGCAGAATAATAACGTTACGGAATTAATACTGCAATCTCATCCGTTTCAAACGATTAAATCCTGAACTTCCCTGACTGTCTGCTCAAAACGTCCGGTCTCCAGTTCAACGCCAATCGCACGACGCCCCAGTGCCATCGCCGCTTTTACCGTTGAACCCGACCCCATGAAAAAATCCGCAACCAGATCACCAGGACGACTACTTGCGCTGATTATCTGCTGCAGCATTTCTGCCGGTTTTTCGCACGGATGTTTCCCTGGATAGTACTGCACCGGTTTATGCGTCCACACATCCGTGTACGGCACCTGCGCCGTCACGCCAAAATACCGCCGCAGATGCTTATATTCACTCTGCAGTTCCGTATACTGCCGGTTCAGCTCACTGTATGTGCTGACCAGTTGGTAATGGGACTTTTCCAGTTCTCCCCGCTGATGTTTCTCTTCTGCCACCCGGGCAAACAGCGACTGTAATTTCAGATAATCGCTTTCGTTCGGTAGCTGCCACTGACTGGCACTGAACCAGTGTGACACCATGTTTTTCTTTCCTGTGGCATCCACTATCTGTTTTGCCGTTATCCCCAGGGCAGCGCGCGCATCACGAAAGTAAGAAATCAGCGGGGCCATCACATGCTGTTTCAGTGCCCTGCCCTTCGCCTCATACCCGGCATCTTTCGGGCGATACGGCCCCTGATAATGTTCCGCGAACAGAATGCGCTCTGTGGCGGGGAAATACGCCCGCAGGCTTTCCTTGTTGCACCCGTTCCAGCGTCCGGACGGCTTCGCCCAGATAATATGGTTCAGCACACTGAAGCGTTCACGCATCATGATTTCGATATCAGATGCCAGGCGATGACCACAGAACAGGTAAAGGCTTCCGGCAGGTTTCAGCACCCGCCAGAACTGCGCCAGACACTGGTCCAGCCATTTCAGGTAATCATCGTCGCCCTTCCACTGGTTATCCCAGCCCTCAGGCTTCACTTTAAAGTACGGCGGGTCCGTGACTATCAGGTCAACAGAATTTTCGGGTAACGACCGGATAAATTCCAGGCAGTCGGCGTTGATTAACTCAAAACTGGATATTTTTACAGTATTAAGCATGGATCATTAAGCCTGTCTCTGATAGGCTCATTCTGCTTTTGCGCAAAGCAGTGGGCCTGAGGTTTGCTTGTGAACCCAACGCATGAGCAGATGGCTGGTGGGTGCCCCTAACACCCACCAGCCGCCCATTTACCACAAATAAAAAAGCCTTCACTGCGGAAGGCGTCTGTAACAACCGAACTGATAGTCTGCCAGACCCGCCATAACCAGCTGGGTCAGTATTAACTGGCAGCGTTCGCGTGAAAGGTAAGTATTCTGCGCTATCTCCCCGACTGTCGCCGGTTCGGTAACGCTTAATTCATTAAACACCACTCTGGCGGTTTCTGTCATATCCTGCTGTTTTAGCATGTCTTTTTCCCTTTTCCGGTTAACGTGACACACCAATAACTCTTGTCGAAAAAGCCAGCAAGCTGAAAGACAGGTATTCACCGCCACCAGCGCGTTTACTGTACTGACGCGATTTCAGTCATAAAAAACCCGCCAGGCGGCGGGGTGTAAAAAATCTTCTAACGTCAGGCATAAAACGCCCATCGTTAGAGCAAATTTACCACAGATTCGGGAAAAATCAACAACACTATCGCGTTACCCTCTTTAACTGCCGCTCCGCCCATGCCTCTTCAATGTCAAACCGAACCACCAACGTATCGTAAAAGCGTTTCACTGATTTTTTCCACGTATCAAGCGTGATAGCACTCGTCACTTTGCGTATGGCATTAAATGCCTCCGTTGATGGTAGTCTTTCACAGCCACGACCACCACAACGCTGGCAGTCTCTGATAACAGGCATACCACGTTTTACCGACTCTTCACGATGAATGGCAACACCACGCCCACGGCAGTCTTTACAGGCAGTGGAAATCTCCCCCTTCCCTTTACATTCAGGACAAGAAACTTTCACCACCTCCCGAATTTTTTTCCATTCTTCCCAGTAAGACGGATACACACCTTTCGTACACTTTGCCCATACTGGCGGCTTGCCATCCGGATACTGAACCTTGTTTGTAAAAACTTCGCCTTCAATAAATTTTTCCCCTCGGCAACAGGGGCACTGCTTTTTACTCGCTGCGCTGCGGGCATAATCCTCAAAAGCGTACGAAGCCATAATGCGCATCACTACCGGTTTTATTTCTGCCGGGAGTTTTCTTAACGCCGCCACGCGATCACACCGACTGAGTGCATATTCTGTCAGCAATTCTGTTGCCCGCTCTCTGTCATTCATACTAATGCCCATTTTCCCCAGGAACGCAGAAAACCCCATCTCAGCCCGATTCTGTGTCATGCCCTGCGCGGCCATCACATCAGTGATACTCAGCGCATCTTTCGACGTTGAGGCCGATGCATCAGTCAGGCCGGGGGATTTTGGGGAGTAGTATTTCGGTAAATCTTCCAGTTTCATTTTTTGACCTGCTCTTCATGCATTATGGGGTAAATCTTCACCCCCAGACGTCCACCAGATACTGGCTGACCACGAACGATATTGATTTCATCAAACTGCTCATCGTCCATTAGCAACCCCGCATGCGTCAGCGCATCCAGCGGCGCTTTCAGAATATTGTCCAGGTCACGGCGGCGCTTATCCGGTGGTTCTGCAATAATTTTTATTGCCAACCTTCCGGACAGGCTTAATTTCAGCCGCTGCTGGCGAACAATAAGCGCCACTGCCCGGCGATAACGCTCCCCGGCTTTTGATACAAAATATGTGCTGCCACGACGACGCCAGTAAGTGTTCACCGTTGGCGGGTAAGGCAAAACAAATTCTATGCGTTCAGTCATTTATGCTTTCCACTTCAGAACACCCGAATTTCTCGCGTGCATTAAAAAACGAATCAGCAACAACAGCTGGCTGCCGTGTTTTTCTTCAAAATCTTTTACCCCGGCGTGTAGTTCGCTATGGCATTTACGGCACAGCGGAATAACAAACAAATCATCAGCCTTTGTTCCCATCCCTCCCAGTCCATGACCAATGATGTGATGCGGATCATCTGCCTGATTGCCACACGTCATGCATTTCTGCGTTTTTACCCAGCGCGTGTATACAGGCATCTCTTCCCGTTGTGATTTCTGGCGCTGGAGATACTGAGCCGGTGACTCGGGATCAACGGCAATGCTGACCACCGTCTTTTCCTGTGGCGGG